ATTTATATAATTGTAACATTAAAGATGTCTCATCTTTAGGTGGTGTACATACACTTAATTTATCGGAATGTAAAAATGTTATTGATGTCTCATCTTTAGGTGGTGTACATTCACTTAATTTATCGGAATGTAAAAATGTTATTGATGTCTCATCTTTAGGTGGTGTACATTCACTTAATTTAACAATGTGTAACATTAAAGATGTCTCATCTTTAGGTGGTGTACATACACTTATTTTATCGGAATGTAAAAATGTTATTGATGTCTCATCTTTAGGTGGTGTACATACACTTAATTTAACAATGTGTAACATTAAAGATGTCTCATCTTTAGGTGGTGTACATTCACTTAATTTAACAGGGTGTAAAAATGTTGAAGATGTCTCATCTTTAGGTGGTGTACATACACTTTATTTAACAGGTTGTAAAAATGTTGAAGATGTCTCATCTTTAGGTGGTGTACATACACTTTATTTATCTGGATGTAAAAATATATCCGATTTTTCATCTTTAGGTTTTGTATATAGACTTAATTTAACAATGTGTAAAAATGTTGAAAATGTCCCATTTTTATGTGGTGAACATGAACTTTATTTATCTGGATGTTTTGATAAGTATTGATTTATTTGACATGAAAATATACAATTGTATATTTTATCTTTTGAAGGGTTTATAATCTAGGGTGCAATCACTCAAAGAATATTTTCCACAAAGATGATCCTTATATTTTCTCCTTTCTTTTGGTTAAGATGTGTAACGAATTTACCTTGTAATATATCATATGTTGCAACTACAGTAATTTTTGTTCTAACCTTAATACCAGATAATCCAGATGATTGATTAATTGTGGAAGACATTTTATTAAAAAATAGGTGAATTTTTCAATTTATAGACTTAAATTCTTAACATAAAGCTTTAATCTCAAATAATAATATGCCGTTCCATAAACATCATCTAAAGCATAATGAGTATGTGGAAACATCTCAGGATCTTCACAAAACTTATTTAAATCATTCTTATTTGCCTTAGGATTAGCCATAAGAATACCATCTGTAATATTACAAATACAATGACATCTCCATGTTAAGAAAATCTTAGGCTTATCTTCATCTAAATGCTCCATATATAAGTTTCTAAACCACGGAAAATCGATACATGAATGATCAGCCATAAAACCAGAAATATTATAATCCTCAGATAAAGTAACTAACCACTCTTGTAACTCAACCATACATTCCTTGACATCTCTCTCCTCACTTCTAATCTTCTCTCTAATCTCTGGAAACTTAGACCAAAATTCCATTGTACGCTTTTCCTTTTCCTTACCTTGATCCTTAAAACAAAATGACTTTGAGTCAACGATCCACTTCTTATCAATAATTTCATCTTTGTTAGAATCACTAACATCATAATCTTCATAAAAAGCAGTAAATGCCAACTGAAGACAATTACCAGTTATAACATTAGACGACTCAAACTCCGTATCAATACAAATTAAAATATTTTTTTTATCAGTAGACATGTTTTATTTATTCATATTTGTATTTTTAAAATTGTAATAAACTAAACGATACTTCGAAACTTTGACATTTTAAGATTATGTACGTTATTTAACATGTGTACATTTGTAATATTTGGACAATTTGTTAAATCAAGATCATATACTCCACTTAACATAGATACATCTGTAATATCATCATTATATGATAAATCAAGAGTATGAATATCTTTAAGTATAGATAAATCCTTAATATTATTTTCATCATTGTTTATTTCACGTCTAATAATTGTACCCATTTTGAAAACTGTTTCAATATTATATTTTTGTATACCACTTAAATTAAGGGAAATTTTAGATCTATCATAATTAACAGATTTTAAAACTTCTTCTCTAAACTCTTCATCATAATAAAATAATTTGGAGTATTTTCTATTCAAATTTAACAATTTGTATTGTGAATTTTCTGATCTAATAGATTTACTTACTTTATTTAAAATACGTCCTTCATAGCCAAGAAATGAATTTACATTGTATAAAATATCTTGTGTCATAACATCATTCATGATCATTTTAAGTAAAATTAACGGTTTATTTTTCAATTAGTGTGAAAATACCCAATCCGAAATATTCTCTGTTTTATATATATATTTATTTCCTAATAGTTTAAAATTAATTTTATTTCCATCCATATCTACATCTAATGATGAATCAGATTTAGTATTAGTAATTTTGTAATTTAAAAAGTAAATTTCATCGACATTGTTAAGTTCATATACATCTTTAACTCCGTCACAACCTAATAAATATAAAGTATGAACATTAGTAAGCATAGATACATCTGTAATTTGTTTATTTCCAGATAAATTAAGAGTATGTACCTTACAAAGCCTTGATATATTTGAAATATTTGGACAAAATGATATATCAAGATGTTTTACACCACTAAGCATAGATACATCTTCAATTTGTTGACAACTTGATAAAAAAAGATTTTCAACATTAATAAGTGGTGATAAATCATCAAAATTTTGACATTCTGATAAGTTAAGAGTATTTACATCTTTAAGTAAGTGTAAATTTTCATTTGTAATATGTGGGTTTTCTGATAAATCAAGAGTATGTACATTACTAAGAGCAGATATATCTGTAATTTGTTCACAAATTGATAAATTGAGATTATGTACTTTACCAAGTGCTGATACATCTGAAATAGTACAATATGATAATATAAGTGTATGTAAACCACCAAGACATGATACATCTGTAATTTGTTCACAATCTGATAAATTAAGAGTATGTACTTTAAAAAGTGCAGATACATCAGTAAAATTAAGACATGAAGATAAATCAAGTGTATGTACATCACCTAAAAATGAGACATCAGTAATACTTTTAATATTTTTTAATTTTAATGTATGTACTTTATTTAACATGTGTACATTTGTAATATTTTGACAATTTGTCAAATTAAGATCATATACTCCACTTAACATAGATACATCTGTAATATCACTATTATGTGATAAATCAAGAGTATGAATTCCTTGAAGTACTGATAAATTTTTAATACCATAACAAGGTGTAAAATTTGGCACAACGTTATTAAAAAAATTAATAAAAAAATTAGAATTTCCATCATTTTGCATTTCAAGTAGTGTAGGTATTCTCATCCCATTATTCATAAATATTCCATCATTAATAGGAATTAGTGTACCGGTCATTTTATCCATAATAGGTATTTTCCCCGTCCCATATAATTGATTTTCACCAGTTTTATCTTCATCATAAATTTTTTCAACATCTAAATCAAGTGAAATTTTAGATGTATCATCATTAACAGTTTTTAAAACTTTATCTCTGAACTTTTTATCTTGGTAGTACATTAAAGAATATTTTCTATTAATATTTAAGTGTTTAAACTGTAAATTTTCAGATTTAACTGATCTATTAAAATCAAACATTTTCCTATCAAGAAATGAATTTACATTATATATAATATCTTGTGTCATAGTTTTATCAAAATTTCTGGTGTTTAAATTTAAATAATCTACAATAGTATATAATTTTTGATCATATGCTAGTTTTAAAGCATTAGGTTGGGATAATAAATGTAATAATTTATCATTAAATGAAATAATGTTCAATGAGTTTATTTCTTTTAATTTATCAAGATTTTTATACATATAATCAATATATGAATGTGATGGTTTATTACCTTTATCAAATAATGATTTTGTAATTTCAATATACTCTTCAAATGTTTTAATTTCACTCATTTTTAATAATTGAAAATAAAAATAAAATCAATCATTAAAAATGATCCTATTTTTTATATGTTTCTATTTATTTTACAATGTTTATTGTTATATACACAAAAATAATCTTTTACAAATTGTTAAATTATATAATGATGATTTAAAACGTTATCTTAATACTGATGGTGAAGATACATTAGAAATATGGAATAATTATTCGCTAAAAAATAATATACAATGTGACAAAAATATTAGGGATGATAATTTTAATATTGTTAAAGAGTTAAATTTAACTGACAAAATTGATATTATTTACAGTCATTTTGAACCAGCGTGTTTTGGTTCACCATATTATTTTATTAAACCAATAATATTTTTAAATTATGAAGATAACATGAAGTTTATTTTATATCATGAACTTTTTCATATCAAACAAAATCATGAAATAATAAGAAAATTATTAATTACAATTGTTTTTTATATATCATCACATTTTAGTTTTAAAATAGGATTTTTAATTCAAATAATATTGTCACTTATTTCAAATCGTTTATGTTTACGAAATCAAGAACGAGATGCTGATTTATTCGCATGTAAACATTGTTCAATTACAGATTTAAATAAAATTATAAAATACTTTGAAAGAATAAGAAATGATAAATTAAAGATACCACAAACTTTTTTGACTAAATTTTATGATTTTTATGATACACATCCACCATTACAAGAACGTATTGACTATATTAATGAAGAAATTTCATTAAAATCTTAATATTTCCAATTGGAAATATTAAATATAATAATAATATAAAGCACAACAAATAATAAATAATAATAAACCAGGTATAATTGTAACAGAATAAACTCTATCACTAATATCAATGTCAAATCTTAAATTTGTTGGTTTAGTTTCATCATAATATGCATCTATAGAACCACCAATTTCAGGATGTGAATCAATAAAATCATTTGCACAATCAATATTATCTCTACCACAACTCTTAACGAGTTTTGTATGAATTATACTTTCTTTATCATCACCATTACCATCAATAACAAATGAAACATCAACAGTTGCATGGTAACAAGTTCCACATGCAGATTCACACTTTACATGATTTACAGATTTAGTACAGTCACAACATCTATCACAAGTAGTATAACATGATGAACCATGTTTTGATTGAGTGCAATGTGTTTGACAATTACAATCATAACAATGTTTCTTACAACAATGATAACCATTATCACATGTACCTTCAATTAATTGGGATTTTAAAGATGAACATGATGGTGAAACAGTATTTACACAATCACAGTTAATAATATCACAACAACGATATCCGTTTAATGCAGTATTTTCTACAGTTATAACAGTTGATTTATATGTATTAAATATAACAATTGATGGCCACATTAAATCCCAAAATACAATAAGAAACCACAAAACAAGTATCAATGAAAATAACGATATAAGTATTAAATAACAACCAATTGTATGATGAAAATTGTCATATATTATTTTTGAAATTAAACCATAAATAAAAACTGTAATAAATACAGATAGAGTTATCCAGAGAGGTTTTAGTTTAATAAATTCTTTTTCATCAACTGTTTCTTCTTCTTCTATATCATGACAAATATTTAAATCTTGTAATAATTCATATGATTCTTCGTTGAAGATGAAGGGTTCACAAACTTGATTATTAACTAAAAAGTTTTGTACATCATCCTTTGAAATAAGATAATTATTTGAAATGTTACTAAATAGAACATCAATAGCAAGAACACTGATAATATTTCCATCTTCATCATATATAGGTCTAGAACCACTTATAATATCACCTAATCCAAAAGAATCATCATAAATTTCTGACCAACGAACTACATTGTTGGTAATACCAGATGATAAATACTTACCATAAATATCAACAGGTTCATAGAAATCAAATTCGTTGACATATATCTTTATGATACCATTTGTTTTACATGATAAAATAGCAGGTGTCTTCAATGCAGGGTTTTCATCAGTTGGACTTATAATAAACGAAAATACCATAGTATCTGAGTGAAGTACAGATAATGGATCAATTTCATTCAAAGCATTTTCACCATTAGAAATTAATACAACTGTATTAGTACAACCAGAAGATTGTCCAGATTCAGGTGAACTTGTTAAAATATCCATAGCTGCTTGTATTGCTAGTCCAATGTTTGTAGAACTACCTTCATTTAAAACCATATTTTCAACAAACATGTCAAGTAGTTCTACATTTTCAATATTAGCTCGTGTTAAAGAAAAATCATCATAAGGTACAGGATAATCTGAATATGGAATAATAGTAACAAAATCACGATAACTTAAACTATCGAGAAAATGTTGAGCTACAATTTTAGACCATGATAATCGTGTTTCAGATTCAGGAGATGAATCGGATACATCAATTAAAAGAATAATATTCTTTTGACCAGAAGCACCAGATGTATACCATGGTCTAGATTCAGGTCTATAAGAACCAGGACATTGATTATTAGATGTCCAATTATATCCAGGGTATATGAAAGATGTACCATCTGGATTTCCACCATATTGCCAAATTAATCCACCATCATCTTCATCAGAAATATCAGCATTTGTCTTCCATAAATTTCTCTGTTCATTTACAGAACATATATCAGATAAATATTTATCATTAATTGAAATATCACTAATAGAATGTTTAACCATAATTACATCACGATTTGTACTCAAATTACCAAAATGTTCATCCAATCCAAAAACATTCAAAAAAGTTCCATTCTTATTAGATGGACAAGATTTAAAGAATTCACATGTACCTTCTTGGTCACTGTAACTAATAGTTAGTTCATTAATTGATCTATCTAATATTGTATCATAATAATCAATTAAATTTGATAAATATTGTTCATCTGATGTGACATATGCAAAAAGTTTCAATATAAAAAATAGTTTCAAAAACATGTTTTTCTTATTTCATGTATATAATTTTCAATTTATGTCAATAATTAAAAATATAAAAATTATACAAAAAATATATTTGTCATAAAAATAATGGGTGACGAGTTTAAATTATACATCATACATTCGAAATATAGTCTTGAGAAAATTTCAGGAATATTTAAATTACATACATCTTCTGGGTTAAATATTGGTCCCATTAGAAAAGATTATATAAGAGATAATTTAACAAAGGAATATTATGACAATAATACACGATTTGCTCTTATAAACGAAAGTATATATGATTCATTAATAGAATCTAAATATGAAAAAATGTATGGTGACAATTTTATAATAAAAGAATATGAGATACGTCCCGAAAACAATGTACCAAAAGATTCAGTTCCCAATTTTTATTTTCCAATGGGATCTGATATTCTACTTGATGTAATGAGTAAAATGAAGTTTATAGATGAAACTGGCATGATTTCACCAAATGATTATCACGTCCACGATTGTATTGTTGAATTTTCTAATAATGTTACCGAAAAAACAAGAACTTTAATAAAAATCGCTATAGATGAAAAGACATGCCGAATGTCATGGTGTAAAAAGTTTGCATACAAAAAACTTTTTAAGTACTTTTAAGTATATTAATATAGTCATATTAATATTTTTAATTTATTAACTTATCTTAATAACTCATATAAAATATTTGTAATTTCAAAACCAAGAATTTCAGATACTTTTTTATATCCATCTCTGTAATCTTCCAATAACTTTTCATTTTCTTCATCTTCTTCTTTATTTATCTCTTCTTCATGGTATTCATTTACCCATTTATTCCATTTATCGGAGATTTTCTTTCTTTCGATTTCTTCTATTTTACATAGAAACTTTTTATTTACTGACATCACATCTAACCATCTTTTTGATTTTTTATTTGATTTTATTTTCTTTGCCTTAAGTTTATCCCTATTAGACTGAATTTTTTTATATCTTGAAATAATATACAGCTCTTTTTCATTATAGATTACATTCTTTTTATTATGCGACTGAATTTGAGTAAATATAGAAACAACTTCATCATCAGTTATTTCATTAAATGCGGTTAAAATCTCATTATTATTGTCAGACATTTTTTATTGATTTTGTTTGTATCATTTTTCAATAATTGTACATAATAATATTTTTATATTATTAATTAGTTTTATATAGTGAATGTGAAATGAAGCTATAATCTAAGCGTTTGCACCACAAACAGTGCACTTAGCACCATCAAAGCAATGAGTGCACTTAGAACGAAATTGCATTTGATACTTGTTCATTCTATCCTTTCCATCTCTAAGCTTCTCAGAAAGATCCTTAGTCTCAGAACTATGTCTAAGCTTCATCTCCTTGATCTCCTCGCGATGCTTAACATTGATCTCCTCAAGAGAATCATATGTGGGCTTCAACTCATCCCTAAACTCAGTGAGCCTACTATGAATATCATCAATCTCAACTCCAAGAATCTTGGAAAGGGCCTCATAATGGTGCTTCAACTTAATAGCATTAGCAGCATCCAAAATCTTCTCCTCCTCAGGAGTAAGAGTTTGTGGTACAACACAAATAGGGTCAGTTGTCTTCTCGGTTGCCTTCTTAGCCTTCTTCTCGGTTGCCTTCTTAGCCTTCTTCTTCACATCACCAGTCTTGGCCTTCTTCTCCTTAGACTTAGCAGCAATCCTCAACTTGTCCTTAGCAGACTGAAGCTCCTTGTATCTGGAGATAATGGATAGTTCAGTTTCATTATAAACAACATCCTTCTTTCCATGGTTGTTTGACTGAATCTGAGAAAATGCAGAAATAACTTCATCGTCAGTCATCTCAGTCTTTTCAGTCACACCAACCGTCTCAGCTGTCTTCTTAACGGCTGAATCCACAACTTCATCAAGAATTTGTGAAACCATATCTCCAGTTGTCTCTAAGGTGTGAGATTCCACAATAACAGGGGTGGAAGAAATCTCGGTGGTAGTAGCAATAGTGTCGATAGTAGTAGTCATCATGTTTTTATTAAAATTTTTTGGTCATTTTTTTCAATTTTTGAGTTTTTATTATTCATAAAAACTGTAATATCCATTTATACTGATATCTATAAATTATCAAAATTAAGTATATTTTTAATTAAAAATATATGAAATTATTGTTTATATGATTATGATTATTTAATTATCAGTTTTAAAATGGACATTTTATGACATTTTGTCTTCAATCATTGTTTTTCTAGAAAATATTTTTTCTTTAAGATCATGTTTGTATGAAATTGTTTCTCTATTAGCACGTTCTCTACAATAATTAAAATGTGTATCTTCTAAATTTTCATTGTCTAATAAAATTAAAATATCAGTAGCAGAACATAATTTTTCATTATTTCTATCACTAAGAAGACAAATATAATGTTTACATGGTAGAGACATCATACAATTGTTATTTATACCATATGGACCAATTTCATAAGTTTCACCAAAACTTGATTTTAAAAGATTTGAGTTTTGTCTATCTTTCTTATCTTGTTCTATTTTCTTATTTTTAATCATTCTACGATTTTTAAGTTCTTTTGTATGTTTCCTTTGTAATATACCACGTTCTAATAAACTTATCTGTTTATATAACTCTTCAGTTTTCTTTGTTAGTTTCCTGTTTTCTTCCATTAAAGTCGAACAATTACATTTATTTAAAATTTCAATTCTTTCAACTTTACTTCTTTCAACTTCATTTACGGTTATATCACTTGAAATTTTACCAAATTCTAAAACTTCTTCTAGAACTCTATTAAAAAGATTTTCATTAGAAATAGACATTTTTATAAAAATACAGCTGTATTTTTCATATTTTTCATATTTTTATCTAGTTAATAATGGTAAATGTACAATACTTTCACATTTATCTATATTAAGTTCATCAACATCACCTAACATAGATACATCAGTAATTTTACGACAGTTTTCTAACGTTAATATTTTTACATTTTTAAGTGGAGATACATCAATAATTTCATGACAATATGATAATTTTAAAGTGTGTACATTTTTAAATGTAGATACATCAATAATTCCTGAACAATAAGTTAAGTCTAAAGTATGTAAATTATGCATTTCTGGTAAATTAAAGATTACACAGTTATACATTTCTAAAGTATGTAAATTATGCAACTCTGGAATTTTTATATTATCAAAACATGACAATTTAAGTTTATTTAAAGTTTTGGAACTACTTAAAAATGAAATATCAGTAATTTTATGACAATGTGATAATGATATTTCATATGATTCATTTAAATATGAAATATCATTTATATTTTTACAGTCTGATATATTAACTGTATGTGTACCTAATATAGATGAAATATTTCTAATGTTACAATATGTTAAATTAAAAATATGAAGATTACCATGATTAATAATTTTGTGAATGTTATTACATCTATGTATAGTTAATTCATCCATTCCATAAGATACATATACATTCGTTACATTTGATAAATTCGATAATTGTAATATTTTTACATTTTTTAACATAGAAATATCTTTTATTCTATTACAATTATCTAAAGTTAGTGTATTAACATTATTTAATCTAGATACATCTATAACATTGATACTACTTAATCTAACTTCATAAGAAGTACTAAGACCAGATACATCTGTAATAGTAATATTTTCTAAACGTATTTTATGTACATTAGTTAAACTAGTTACATCAGTAATCTTTTTACAATTTTTAATACTTAAATAATATAGATTTTTTAGTGGTGATACATCTACAATTTTGTGGCAATATGATAAAGATATTTCTCTGATTTCACTTAATGATGATACATCAGTAATTGAAGACTCAAACAGTGTCAATTCATTTAAATTTGTAAATTTTGGTAAAGTTTGAATGTTAAGACAATTTTTAAAATTTAATTTTTTGATATTAATTAACGGTGAAAGATCAAAAATTCTATAAGAACCTGATATATTTAAATCTTCTATATATGAAATTTTTGAAATGTCATAAAAAAGTTTACAGTTCTCAACATTTAACCTTTTAAGCTTTTTTAACATATCAAAGTTTGACATATATTCACAATTTGAAACATCCAACTCAATTAAATCAACCAACATAGATACATCATTAACTCTACAATGTGATACATTTAATACTTTTATTTTTGTTAAAAGTTCTAAACTTGTAACGTTAGGGCATCTTGAAAGATTTAACCCATATAAATCATTTAAATCATCTGTAATATAAACATTAGTTCCGGATAAATCTAAAGACAATTGTTCTCTAGGATTTGAAATTGTCTTTAAAACTTTCTCTTTGAATTCTTCATCACGATAATATTTTAATGAATTTTTATTATTTAAACACAAATGGTGACAATATTTGAACTCATTTCGTATTAACTTGCAACTTTTTCTAAATTGTTCATATTCTTTTTTGGATAAAAAGTTTGAAACTTCTGATAATGTATCAGCATACAAAGATAACATTTTATGTAAAAATTGCGTCTATTTCATCAATTTTTTATTTCTTTATTTTCTACTTTTTTGATTTCAAAAAAGTGATCTGTATAATAATAGGGAGCGTGATTTTTACGTCCTTTTTTCACTTATCTCTCGAGGATATAGACATGAAATTTTTTGAAAATATGTGAAAATCCCTAAATTTCAAAGTAATTTTTTGTATTTTTTCATAGTTTTCTAAAATAAAAATATGTCCGGAGAACTGTTTATAATAAATTTATACAATTAATTAATAATTAATATCAAAAAATAAATAGTATCGTAAGTAAAATAATTTTTTATGTTAAAAAGACACGTTTTCGTTGAAAAATAGGATTCAAAAAATCACTCTGAATAATTATAGGGAGAGCGATTTTTAAGCACTTTTTTCGTTTGACTATCCGACGGCTAGTCGGATATAATTTTTTAAAATAAGGGATTTTTGCTAAATTTCGATGTAAATTTATGAGATTTTCTTCATATTTTTAATTAAAAATATGAAGAAAATCTCATAAATTTATTACTTTAATATATTAATATATCTTAATAATTTTACAATTAATGATATAATGAATAAAAGTGAAAAAGAACATGTAAACCATGAAAAATTTAACATTAAATTTCTATAATATGGGTTTATAGTATCACAATGCATATCATCATATTTTGATGTAAAAAATAAACTATTAACATCATTTTCGTAATAACAGAAAATTTCATGTTGATTTATATCAATATCAATATTATTTGGTAATAAATATTCATTATTAATAACATTTATACTGTCATTTGATTTTATGAAATCAAGTGGTTCTAAATATGAAACTATTAAAAAACATGTTATTACAAGTTGTGAAATTAAACATGTCAAATTTGACAAAATAAATTCTATTTTAAATTGACAAACATAATGTATTACAATTGAGAATATAGATAATATAAGATTTACTATAGTTAAATTAAAATTTGGCCAGTACATATCAGATTTATATTCTTTATAAAAATATATATCAAAATCATTACCATCATATAAAAATATCATTAAATTTAATATGAAAATACTAGAAAACATTAAAAATACAAATGGATCTAATTTAACATATGAATAATTATTATATATGTAATACTTTTCTATATTTTCAGAATTAGATAAACTTAATAATTTACATGGAGCAAAATATCCATTAACAGTGTATATACCATTCCATATGTTAAGTTTTTCATCCCACGTTAAATAAATATATACTATCTGTCCTGTGTTTTCATATATGTTTGGTACACCATACATATTTTCACTATTAACAACATATTTTTTTGTTAATATCATAGTACCATAAGATGTCCAACATTCACCAGATAATTTATATTCACCTATTTTATCATAATAATTAAAATCTGTTGTTATTTCTGTATCATCATAAAAAATTTCTGGTATATTATCACACGTAATTTTATCATAATATTTATATGTATACAATATATCTCTAAATCTTCTATAATCAAATTCTTCATAAAATAATCTATTATGAACACCACTTAAAAATAAGAATAACTTATTTGTTATATTAAAATTTGTTAAAAATGCTAATATGAAACCAGTTAAAAATGAACATGAAATAAAAATAAATGGTTCAGACATATTTTATAAAATATTAATTAATATTTTATTTATGAATTTTAGTCGAATAAATTCTTTATAACAGTTCTATAAAAAGTAATACTTTGATCATTAAATTGATCATCATATTTTTGAAATGATGAACCAAATGGTAAACGTTTACCAAGATTAACAACATCTGCTTCGCGCTCAAAATAAAGAATACCATCTTCTTCTTCAATTGTTATTACTTCTGTGTAATTAAAAATACCCTGTAAATCTTTAGGGTTTACACATTTAGAAACTAACATTGTATCATCAAAACAAATTTCATATTTTATATCAATAGTTGATTTACCAAGCCAAGTTTTAATAATTTTATCATCTGGTAAATTTGATCTGATTGTCTTATAAAAAACATTTTTATCTTCATCATTCTGTGTTATACTAACATGATTAACTTCTAAAAATCCGGATAAACTAGGCATTTCTGAGCTCATTAAATATTCCTTTAATTTTTTTATATTTCCTTTACTTTCAAAATTTGATTTGTAAATACAATGATTACCTTTAATTTGTCTAGTAATGTTGTGTGATTCCATAACGTTTTTTAACCAAAAATAATAAAAAAATTAATTATCAAGTAAATTTATTTTTAAATCATCACTAAAAAAATCTAATTTAAATAATTCAATATCAGTCTTATTACCATATGTAAGTTTATATCTCATATATTTATACCAATCTGAATCAATAAAATAATGCATTATGAATAATTGATACTCTTCATTATTATGTTTATTTAATATTTTAATAAGAACATCACCATATTTAATACCGGAATCATTTTCTAATTTTAAATAATCATCATCAATTGATTGTATATTTATTTCACTGTTGTGAATGTAAGTATCAAAGAATTTTGATAATTCTATAAACTGTTCAACTGTAAAATTATACAATGATAAACATTCTTGGTAGTTATAACCTTTATTTAAAAATTCTTTTATAACTGGATGTTTGACACCTTTTACGATTGAATTCATTTCATTACTTGGTTTAATTAAATTTCTCCATTTTGATTTACCATCCCAATTATTTATATTTTCAAGTGTTAAAGACATTTTTAAATATAAATAATTGTGAAAATATTTCATAAATGCTTATATCAGTTTCATGATCAAGAAATTTCAACAATTATGAACATATAGAACTTGTATTAAACCAATATAAAATAACAAAAGTACATGTTGGTGATGTAAAAGGTGTAGATTCATTAATCATTAAATACTGTAAAAATTATAATATTGAATGTATAGTTTTTTACGCTAATTGGAACCCTATAAATGAAGAAACTGGTAAAACTTATTATGATAGAGGGGTTGGACCTAAAAGAAATAAAAAAATAATAACTGGAACTGAATTTTTAATAGCATTTCCATCTAGATCATCTACAGGTACTATATCAGCTATGAATATTTCTACAAAATTAAACATTCCATGTAATTATTATTATATTGATTAAAATAAATATTTATTTATTTTGATATAAAAATGGGCAACATTAGTATTAATATGATAAATTTTATTTTACTTGTCCTGGTCGTATTTATTGTTTCATTTGTTGTATCATGTCAGGGCATAGATAATTTTCTAACCCCAATTGATTTTTCACTCAACACTCCAATTTTTGAACGTAAACCCATAACAATCTCACCATCAAATGTGAGAGTACTAACACCACATATAATCGCACAAGCTACATTATGTAATAAAAAATATAATAAGAATAATTTCATTAAAAATCGTGGATCACCATCATCTAGTCTAACAAGTCCATCAATTTATGATGTACATATTGAAAGAAATATATTTGAAAAAATAGATGAGTTTAAGTTTGATGATTCACAAGATAGAAAATTTGCTTCTGTTGGAGAAAGGTTAACATGTAAAATTTTCGAAGAGTATATGTTTAATAATGGTCATAAACGAAAAGCTACTTTACATTTAAGACCAAATTTTCTCAAGAATCCTAAAACTAAGCATAACTTAGAAATTGACATTTTTGATAATATGCTACAAATTGGAATTGAATACAATGGAAAGCAACATTATGAGTGTGATAATTTTATGACTAGAACAAACGAACAATTAAACTATCAGTTATATAAGGATAACTTTAAATTAGAAAGGTGTAAAGAACTTGGAATACATTTAATTGTCGTACCATATACTGTTGATAATGTAACATATGTTGATGGTAAAAAGAAATATAAAAAGTTATCAGAAAATGAAAAGGAAATGAGATTACGTAGATATATAATACCTCAACTTGATAAAATTTTTAATAATTCAAGAGAGTGTTCAATCGCATCAAATTGATTTTTTCAATAATTTAATTGTAAAAATGTCAGAGATTGATGATTATATTTTGGATACTATTAAAGAAAATAAAGTACTATTAAAGAGTATTTATACTGTTTATGAACTTGAAAAATATTTCAATACACTTGATAATTTTGTTAAAGATGAAGAAACATTTTATATAATATTTGAACTTATCATAGCCAATTTTCCAGAGTTTAAAATTGTTACTTCTATAACTGAGAATGAAACTTATTATATTAATACAAAATTAAATTATGGTGAATGTTACTATTTATTAAAAGAGCTACAAAGAATATTTGAATATGTTTTTATTGTAACATTTGATAATTTCTTAAAATTTGAACTAATTAGATAATATAACATTGTTAATATTAACATTTATAATTTCATCTATCATCTTTAACTTATCGTCACTATTAAAATCAAACAACATTATTTTTTGAATTGAACTCAATTTAAATTCCTCATAATTTATAATTAATTCCTCACAATGCATAGATTGTTTTATTTTAATATAATCTATAAATTGATTGTTAATTTTTAAAACATCAAATAAATGTAATAAATCATGTTTTACGATTAAATTAATCATGTTTATATCTTTATTATCATGTACATAATCAATATTATATATTTCTTTATATTTATCTAATATTGTAATATTATCAAATATTGTAATATTATCAAATATTGTAATATTATCAAATATTGTAATATAAGTTTGTCTTAAAAAAATCATTGTAAAATTTTCTTGTTTGTTACATGTGCATATTGTTAAATTTTCATGTAAAGACATTTCAGACATATTTTTATTATATTTTTCAAAAGTGAAAATGTGAAAAATAAAAATTAATAAAATGATTGTTTCTCTGTACAACAATAATTATGATTTGACATCATTTATAAATGAACATCCTGGTGGACCTACTGTATTTGAACAACTTGAAAATGGTGATGATATTACATCAATGTTTGAGTCATATCATTCAAATAGTTCTAAGAAAAGGCTTGACTTTTATTTAGGAAATTTAGACAAACTTAACGAAAATAAGAATAATAATTATACTTATGATGATGATGGATTTTATAGAACTGTCAAAAGACGTGTATACGAACAATATAAGAATAAATCAATTAAGTCAAATTTCTTTTTGAAATATAAAGTTTTATGTTTCATTTATTTTATGATTAGATTTGATAACGAAGATCGTTTTAACTCAATAGGTTTAGATGTAATATATTCTTTTATGAGTGGTCTATTTATGATATTTTTAGTTTTTAATGTTTTACATGATTCCTCTCATTATGCACTTGCTAAATCATATAAAATTAATGAATTTATCTCTAGAACAGTCCAGATTGTAATTTTGTGGAACCATTATTTGTGGTTTAGACATCATGTATATGCTCATCATTCATTTACCGGTAATGAAGATAAAGATCCTGATATACGAAACTATAAGCCATTTTTTAAAAAGAAGGATAATGAAAGATTATTATGTCATGTTAAACCACAAGAATGGTTTGTAATTCCAATTATTGGATTTTTTCCAGGTCAATACTTTGGACAATGTATACAATATTTTATTTTTATGTTTAGAAATTCTATGTGGGGTGTTAAAATATCAAAGTATAAGTGTCAAAATGTTCCAGAATTTTGTTTTTATATTTTTATGTTAGCATTTTGGTTAAATCAATTTTATACAAGACCCTTATCAACTATAGTAAAGTTATTAACTGTAAATCTATTTTATTTTCTTTGTATTGCACCTAATCATGATACAAATGAATCAACTATAATTAATAATAATCCAGAAACTAAAGATTGGGGTGAATCACAAGTACGTGCATCTGCAAACTTTGGAACTAAATTTGGTATTGTTAACGATTTATTTGGTGGTATTAACTATCAAATTGAACATCATCTATTTCCTGATATTTGTCATATTCATTATCCAGAAATAAGTAAAATTGTTAAAGAGACATGTGAAGAATTTGATATACCTTATACTGAATTATCTTGGTATGAATCTATTAAATCATGTTTAGTTACATATAAAAGATTTAATTAAATATATTACAATTGTAATATATATTAATAATATTTATCTAAAATTAATAACCTTATTTTTTCAATACAATATGATGTAAAAATATAAAACATAACATAACCTGTACCACAATCTACAACTAAAGAATTATTTACATCTTCTGTTGTAGTTACACATATATCTTTTGAATCACAACTAATATTTTTAATACAAGTATCAACCATTCTATACGGTAAAACAAACATATCCTTACCATTATATTTCACAATACCTACACCATAAACATTAAGTTTTCCATTATGTAAATTAAAATACATACCGTTAAATAACATTTTTATTTATTATATTCCTTTAAAGATTTTACTAAAATATATGTAAATAAACCAGTATAATATAATGATTTTAACATATTATTATATTTACCCTTAACAGGAAAATATTTTTTATGATCATCACCTTTAGTTTTATAATATTTTTTACCATCATCACCAAATAAAACAACATCATTATTTGAATATATTTCTTTTACAATATGTGAATTGCAACTATAATTATTATTATCAATGAATAAATATTCCTTAATATCATCATCTTTAATTATATGTAAACCATTATCTATTATTTTAATAGACTTCACATTTGAATCTATAAGTTTAAATGGATATAAACATATAAAATCATAACCATAATAAACGGTATCAAAACCATACACTCTAAGATTTCCATTATATAAATTAAAATACAAGCCATTATGAAACATTTTAAATAATAAATTTGTTTAAAGTTTTCAATAAAATATATGTAGAAATTGTTGTAAAAAGAAATGATAATATCATATTATTAAATGAACAATATACAGTTAAAAATTTTTTATGATCATCTTTAATTATAACAATATCATCACCATCACCTAAAATTTCAAATGAATTAACATTTGAATCTATAAGTTTATACGGATATGTAGTAAAAGTATTACCATCATATGTAATGATACCAAAACCATAAACTCTAAGGTTTCCGTTGTTTAAAATAAATTTAAGACCATTCAATAACATTTTTAATACTTTTATTATTTTTATTTCTCAATTATTTTTATTTCTCAATTATTTTTAACCATTCAGGTTTACTTCCAGTAAATTTTTGTCCCTTAGAAACAGTAACCTTAAGTGTTAAATCTTTATGTGATTTATTAAGTGAATTAAATTGATTATATTGAATTTTCTTAATACCAGTATTAACAAGATTTAAAACACGTAAATTTTTCATATGATCAATATTTTTAAACGATGTAATATTTTCATTGTTTGATAAATCTAATAATGTAACAGAGCTTGGTATCTTTGCAAAATTTAAATCTTTAATTAAACAGTTAGATAAATTTAAAATCTTCAATTCTTCTAAATCAACATGATAATTATTTCCTATAGGATTACCATTAGCAAGTAAAGTTTTAATGGTGTTTGGAAGATGAGAATTAATAAGTGATGTAATATTATTATCAGATATATCAAGTGTTATAGTATCAATATGGTATGTTTTATTCATAAAATCATCAGTAGACATTTTTTCATTTTTAAATGAAACATAACCAGACTTAAGAAAAAATCTTTTAACATAAGTTTCATCTAAATTAATAACACCACCATGTTGAATATATCTAAATATAGAATCCATATTATAACAATGTCCTTGATAATGAAAAATATGATGTGGTTCTAAAAGCTCAAGTTCACCATTTTCTTCATTTGTATAATAAAAAGAAGAACCATCATGAACATTCAAAGGACATAATTTTTCAAGATCTTCATTGTATGTATTCTCAAGTAATGTCTTTGTCTCAATTTCTACTTCGGGTACAGTAGCAATTTTCTTTGATAAAGAATGTTTCATAGAATGAATATTTGTCATTAAATTATCACAACCAAGTTCATAAATTACACGTCTAAGTAACTCATCATGTTTAACTTCATTTTCATAACGTTCAAGATATTGTATTAAATTATTGTTGGATATAATTGTTTTTTCAAAATCTGTAAATATATCTAAATTTGTGATATCAGTTTGAAAATAACATGATAATATTTTAATGTGAACAGATTCTGATTTGGTTTTAATTTTATACCCCTTCGATTGTAATTCATTTAATTGGACTAAAGAATTTTCTATTGAATTATTCCAAATTATAGTAAAATAAGTCATTTTTATATATAATTATATATTAAAAAAATTATTTTACATCATATGTTCAAATATTGTTATGATATTTGAAACAATATCAATATTTTTGATATAACAATAAAAAATAGTAAATAAAAAAATCAATAAAAATAACAATATTAAACTATATAACACTGCCATATATATATCATCATATGGATTAACATTTTTTTCTTTATAATCATTTGACCAATAATATACGTTTGTATTGTCAGAATTTGTATTTATTAATATAATATTCCCAATGAATATTTTATTATATTTCACATAAAAATTAAAATCTGAAATTATAAACATGTATATATTTAATGTTTCACTTGAATTTATTATTTTATTATTAGAAAGATTTTCTAATTTATCAGTTAAATCTTTAGATGTACCATCATAATTTATTTCAACCTGTTTTCTATTTAACATGGACATAAGATATTTTATGAAAAAAAGAAAAAATATTTAATAATTAAAGATGGGTAATTATTTTTCATATAATAACGTAAATGATATATTTAATAATGACGTCCACATAATTGATCTAAGATCGTATACTAAAACAATAAATAATGAAAATCAAAATATTTGCAATGTTTTCATATCATATTTTAACAATAATTCGATAATTTATAAAAAATTATTTATAGATTATATGGGAACTGTATATTTTTTAGGATATATAAATAATGAAAATGAAATAGATAAAAATAGTACCATTGTTACAGTTGAAAATGGCAGAAAATATATTATTTTTACTTACATACCAGAACAATTAGTTGTACATCCGTTTGTTAAATTAAATTCATATTTATCTGATTTTAAGTAATTATTAATTTAAGCATAACCATACTAATAAAATAAGTAAAGCTGGTTGCATAGTAAGTACTATTATTTGATTTTGTGTGAATTCATCAGTTTCAATAAATATCATTTTCATATAAAAATTATCTTTAGAGTAATATAATTTTTATATGAAAATTAAATCAATTCAAATGAAATAAGTACAATACCATATTTTTCAATTAAAATATCATTTAAAGTTTCATTAAAATTATTAATAAGTTTATTTCTTTCATTTGAATATTCACTTTTTGATATATCATCTGATAATTTTATAATTTTATCTGTACTTTCTCTAACAGCATTTTGTATAGTATCATACTCAAAAATATCATTAATTTTAACCTTTATTTTTTCACCATCATAATTACAAAAAGTTATAGTTTCATTAATTTTCATATATTTTATATCACCTTTTAATATAAAAATATTTCCTATTCTTTTTCCGAGCATAATATTATCATAAAGTTCTATTTCAATTGATTTATAGTAATTTTTCATCGTTTTTAATATATTAAAATATGAAAAATAATCATATTTTTTTGTGAAAAAATAACTATGCAGGAATCTGAATTTACTGATTATGAAATTGAAGAATTTAAGAGGTGTATAAATATGAATGATCATTATTTTGAAAATTATTCCATTTATGGACCAGCAAATCCATTAAGACAAAATATTTGTGATGAAGAAGATGAAAAAATATGTGAACATTCACCAACTGGTATTTGTCATATGTTTACATGTATGTGTCATGAAGAAAATGCTGATTATGTAAAGGATAATGACTGGTTTAATGGATATTGTAATTTTTGTAATGAAGAAATTAAATCAAAAGTTACAGCATGGAGAATACCACATAAAAATGGTGGATTTTGTGGTTGTTATTGTTCTAAAGAACATATGGAATCAATACTTATTGATGGTGAAGATGAAGATTATATAATCCTTGTGAAAATAATGGATGCAGTTAGGGGTAAATTTCCTGTTGTTAATTTACAAAAGAGTGTAAATGAATTGAAAGATTTGGAAGAATATGAAGAAAATGATTTTTAAATGGGTACATTTTTGCATTTTATCGTAATTTTGAAGAAATTTTTATAGCAATTTTATGGATTCCCTAGATTTATGAGAATAAACTACTAAAAACAATAGAAATTTCTATTATTTACATTCTTAGAATTTTATTTTTTATACCTCTTGAAATAATTTTAACAATAAAAATAAATATAGAATATACGAAAAAATCTAAATTTTGAATCTTCAATAATTTAGTTGTTTTATGTCGTT